GAAAAGGGGCTGAAAAGAAATGAGTTGGAAGTTAATTCTTAAATCGTGTGGTTGTGGTTGTAATGATTGCGATTCAATTGCTAAATCTCCAAAAGGAATTAGTGGTGGTCCACCTAAAGATAGAAAAAGAAAACCTCGTTATGGAACAACTACTCCTAAAGGAAGTTGTCCTGATAGATTAGAACAATTAGTCAATTTACTCCTTAGTGGGAAAATCTCAGAAGATGAGTATAAGAAAAGAAAAGAACAATGGGATAGGGATTGCAGATGAGCGAAGAACATTCAATTAATAAAGAACTGCTTGAAATTATCAAGGCATTAACTGATAAAGTTGAAAGTCTTGAAAAGGCAGTTTTTAACAAAGATAATCTATTGATGAAATCAGGATTTGTTGTAGCAAATAGTCCAACACCTGCTATGGTCGGAGTTGTAGGAACTGCAACAAAAAGCCCTAATAATGTAAGTAGTATGGAATGGTCTGATATTCATAAGATGGTCGCAGACTTGGAGTGATTAAAATGCCTGAAAGAGTAACGAAAGAAGAAAGATTAATTAGTATGGTTATTGAAAAAGCAAGAGAAGTTAAACAAATGCTTCATTTGTCTTTGAATGATAACAACAGAAGTCCTATTGATGATGATTCTGAAGTAGTTAAATTAAAGCGACCAAAGGCTGAAAANCANGAAGCCAAATTTAAAGCAAATAAAGGTCCAGCAAATGAACACGGNTATGCAGGNGAAATGACTCATTTTAAGAAAGCAATCGTTTTAATGAAGGCTATTATTAAAGAAGAGATGGATAATCCTTTCTTAAATGAAGAAAGAAAGAGAGAAGCGATTGCTAATCTTGAAGCAACAGAAAAAGAATTAGATGATTTGCAACAGATGTTTAGGTCGGGCAATATGAACCAAGTTAGATTCCAAAAGCAATTCGGTGCTATGTTAAGAAGATTAACTGAAATGCAACAAATGTTAGGTGGACAACCTGATAAAGACCCTGCCGTTCCTCTTCTCCCCGCACAGAATAAATACCGCTAATTGGGGTGGTATTATTGAAACTCGGTTCTATTGAAAAGGATAGGCAACCCTCTATTGAGTTGATGCGCCTTTTTGAAAAGACAAGAGTTGCTTATTTATCAGCCGTTCAAGACCCCGATGAGTATTCGGGTCGGTGGCGTAAAGCGGTTGAAATGATTGAAGAATCTTATGATGAATTAGATGCGGCAGGTAAGGAGTTAAAGAATTTTCTTAGGGAAGAAGAAATAACTGCTAAAGATGTTAAAGACCCTCAATCATCTAAAGCAAAGAATCTATTTGATAAAATTAAACTTGTAAGATACACTTCAAAGATTATTGCTGACCCTTTTGCTGAAATGTTTAAAGGGAATGTTCTTGAAGAATTGTTGGATAATCCTGAGTCAATGCTCAAATTTGTGCATTATGCTATGAGGGAGGACAATAAAGCCCTTTCAAAAGAAGTTTTAGCCATTAAAGGTATGCAACCCGACACAATTACGGAGGGTCTTATGGGTCTTGACATAGAAGTGGACGATATACCCCTCTATATTATTGAGCATTACGGGGACGGAAAAGACTCAAAGAAGGTTGAAAAGAAAGTAAAGGCTGCTATGGATATGTTAGAGTTAATTTTCTTCTCTCAGCACGAAGAAGAAGAATGGACTGAACTTAAGGATATTGATATGCAAAAGTCTGAAACAAAGTCGGAAACAGAAAAATCTGTTAGTGACTTTATTATTCCTAATAAACCAATGTATCGTATTTTTGATATTGATGATATTAATGAATTAAAGGGATTTAGTGGTAATTGGTATATTCAAGAGAAATACGACGGTATGAGAATCCAATTACACAAATTAGACAATAAAATTAAAATTTATTCATTCAATCAAAAAGACATCACAGACAAATGTAAAGAAGTCGTTGATGAATTAAAGAAAAAAGAATACGGAGATTGTATTTTTGATGCTGAGTTGGTTCTATTTGATGGAGAAGAACCATTACATCGTGCTGATACAATTGCTCATGTATTCAAAAACAAATACAAAGATGCTAAATTAAAGTGTCATGTCTTTGATATTATGCGACATGAATCACAGACATTACTTGATGAAGAATTAGAAAATAGAATGACTATTCTATTCAATAATTATTCTGCTAAATCTTCCGAATACCTGAATTTCCCTTCAAAGAAAGATACAAGACAGGCAGACAGTTTAAAGGACTTAGAAGAATACTCAAAACAAATTATGGAGATGCCTACATCGGAAGGAGTTGTGATTAAAGACGCTACTTCAACTTATTATGTAGGAACAAAAAAGAATCCTAAGTGGATTAAAATGAAGAAATTTGTTGATTTAGATGTTATTGTATTAGATAAGAAAAAGACCAAAAGCAATCTTTATTCTTATACTGTTGGTGTTGGTCCAATTACTGATGATATGAAAGGTCAAGAGATTGATGGGAGAAAATATCTTAATGTTGGAAAAGCATTGAATACAAAGGTTGCTGTGGATATTGGCGATATAATTAGAGTCAAGGTTGATGAAGTAAAGAAGAAAGGCGATGGTTTTAGTTTATTCTCCGCAAAGGTTATTGAAATACCCGAAGTTGAACACCCCGATAAAATAGTAACTCTTGAATTATTATCTCAAGATACTAAGAAATCTTTGAATTATGATGTTGAAGCATTCAAAAAGGGTGTAAAAGTTACTGATTATATTCATGGGGAAACTACTGCTATCATTAAGTATGATACAGATGGTTTCGTTATCTATGGGTTTGAAGAGAATAATTTAATGTCAAAGAACGCTTTGCGTGATATTGATATGTGGAAGGCTCAAGCAGAAGAAATTATGAAAACAAAGCAAGGTGAATTAACTGTTGCTATTGTAAATTATTTACAAGAAAAAGGAGATAAAACTCCAAAAGAAATTCATGACTACTTGAAAAAAGATTTTGCAGAATTATATGAAACTGTATTAGAATCTAAATTAAGCAAGGTTGGTAAGTGGGCGCAAGAAAGAGAACATATTAGTATGGTTAATAATAAATTACACGCTGACCCTACTATTAAATTGGCTGATGGTGAAGAAATTAAAAAAGAATATAAAACTCCTGAAGAATACCGAAAAGGCAAATTTAAGATTTATAACCGAGAAGATAACAATGTTCATTTAGCCATTAGTGTAAATGAAGAAAATCTTAACTGGACTATTGATTTAGAAGGTGAAGAAGAGTTATTTGATTTATTTGNTGCGGCTGGTAAATACCCAGCAGAAGTTTCAAAGAATGTTGAAAGAGGAAAAGTAATTGATTCTGGAGATATTGAACTTGGTGTTCAAAAAGACGGCTATCATGAATATTTCTTAAGAGGAAATAAGTTTGAAACTAAAATGCACATTAGAGTCGTTCCTGTTGATAATAAACCTATGTGGTTAGCATGGACAGGATATAAACAAGAACCTGCTGATACAGAAGGCGATAAAGGTAAATGGAACATTTACGAGGATAGGTATAATAAATTATCCATACCCACCGAAGATTAGTTGTTCTTTATATACCAGTTAGCAGTAAGAGAGGTTGAGAGGAATGTCGTCTGCGGTAATGACAAATAATACCCATGATTTCAGGATTCTTAAAAGCGATAATTTGATGATTGGAGGATATGCAAGCATTGAAATCGTTGATAAACAAAATGATTTAATCACACTCAAGGCTCTTAATGAAGCAGTAAACAAATATATGGAGAACCCTAAGTTTAGAAATGTAATGACTAATCATTCAAATGTTCAGGTTGGGGAAGTAGTAAAATCATATAGAGATAAAACAGGGAGATTGTGGAAAACAGAAGTTGATGATGTTGGATTCTTTGTTGTAATTAAATTAAGAGATGATATTGAAAAAGCCAAAGAAATAAATAGAGGCATCAGAAAAGGTTCATTAAGGTCGTTTAGCATTGGAGGGCAAGCATTACAGAAAGTAAAGAAAAACCACCCAGAATTAGGCGAATTTAATGAAATAAGCAAACTAGAACTACATGAGGTAACAATCTGTGAAAAAGGAATTAACCCTGAAGCAAAGTTTGATATTCTAAAACAAGACAAAAGAAAAAATAAGGTGAAAACTATGAGTAAAATTGAAAAAGCACTTGAAGAGTTAGATGCGCTTATGGCGGAAGTTAATACTCTTCGTAAGGAAGAAGAAGAAGAAATGCCTGTTGAAGAGAAAATGGGTGGAGAATACATGGACACAGAAGAAGAAATGATGCCTGAAACAGAAACAGAAAAGGGCGNNTATTCTGATGATGAANCAAAGGCTCTCCTTTCCACTCTTGACGGTGCTGGCGTTGAAATTGGCGAACCTGCGGATAGAGTTGTTATTGACAACGGAAACCCAAAGGCTTCTGATTTGCCAGTTGTTAAGGCATTCGGAAACAATGAACTAGAAACGCTTGATTTGAGCGTTGCAAACATTGAGAAGGCTTACGAGGCTTTCCGTCAAGAACAACTTGAAAAGTTGGCTTACGATAACTTGCAAAAGCAATTTGAAAACCGATTTGCACATGAAAGAGCAAACCGTGAAAACATTCTCGCAAAGTCGCAGTATGACGCACAAAGCGAAATTTCTTCTCTAAAGGAAGAATTTACTGCACTTCGCAAGTCTTTGACGGCTGAAAAGGAAACAATCCTAAAGGCTCAAGAAGAGGCAACTGTAAAACTCCCATCAATGGAAGAATTAGCCGAAATGGACTGGTCTGACATTCATAAAATGGTTGGAGGATTTAACTGAGGTGATTTATTATGACAGGATATATTAACACAATTGGAGATTTAGAAGCACAAACCTACGGATTAACTGGGCATACTGGTATTAACAACCAATTGCTTAAGCAAGCAGGTTCAATTGCAGGACTACATACAGGGCATGATGTCGCTTTAGGCGTATCAAGCACTAATTCAGCAGGTGCGGCAAGTTCGCTTGGTGCGCTTTATAACAAGGTTTATGGGCAAAAAGTTTGGTCTATGCTAAACAGGGAATGTAATGCACTTTCTGTTATTGCAAAGCGTCCATACACTTCAAGCGGTTGGAGAGTCCTTTCCGAGCGTCCTGCTGGTGGAAGCGGTAATTTCCTTGATTTAACTGGTGTAAATGCTGCTACTGCTGATGCAACTATTGGTGCAAATGCTATGCGACCCGACTTATTGGGTGGTGTTCCTGAAAATGCGGCACTTTCAACTGCTGCTGACGGTTTGGCTTCAATTGCTCCAAAATACGAACAATTGTTCACTAGCCCGAAGATTATTGCTCATCAATTTGAATTCAGCGAATTGGCTATGGAAATGGCTCAAATTGACGATGGAATTGGCGACATTAGAGCGCAAATGAGAGAAGATATGGGTAAGCACCATGCTGAAACTCAAAATGCTATGCTTGTTATGCCATTAGAGAATTATGACCTAAAGGCAACCAATCAAATCGGAACAATTGAAAGAAACTATACTTCTCTAATGAAGGTTGTTTCTTCCTTTGGCGAATTAGAGGCTATGGGGAATGTTTTAACTGCGGCAAAAGCAGGTTCACCTGCCGTTCACAGTAATGAATTGGCTAACCTTTACGGTAAGGACAGACAAAGTGCTTCTTTCCTTGATGCACAGGTTTCTTTCGGTAATGGCTATGCAGCAACAGATTCTCGTCAATTAACTCTAACTGTTCTAAACAGTATGATTAGGGACTTGAAGGTTGCAGGTGGCTCTCCAAAGGTTATTCTAACTGGATATGATACGCTTCAAACTCTTTCTGACTTATTGCAAGCACAAGAAAGATTCATGGATAGAAAGGAGATTGTTCCTACTGTTAATGGTGTTCGTGGTGTAAAGGGTCAAGAAGTCGGATTTAGAGTTTCAACCTATTACGACATTCCTTTGATTCCTGTTGCGGCTATGCCTTCAACTGGATTAGACACTTCTTTGATTAGTGATATGCTTTTCCTTGATACAGACCATTTGTGGCTATCTGTTATGAAACCAACTCAATACTTTGAGGACGGTATTAGCAACGGAAACCCATTCGGTGTCGGTCATCTTGGAAATAAGGCTCTTTACCGAACAATTGGTGAAGTTGGTTGTTCTTACTTCAAGGGTCAAGGAAAGATTACAAACTTGCTTTGAGGTGGTTTAATTGGCATTAGAATATACAATTAGGGCATTACCCGACCATAAAGGGTTTTCAAAGCCAAAAGCAGTTGGCGATGAATATATGGTTGATGTCGCTTTAGACATTACAAGCCATGTAGCCGCAGGTGCAACTATTGACGCTGAAAGATTAGGATTAAAGACTGTTCATGCAGTAATTATCACAGGATATGAAGGAAGGGCTTTTTCCGCAAATGTTCTTATTGGAGCAGGTGGACAAGACCCTGATGTTGCAGGTAATTACCAATCAGCAACTTCATTTAAAGTAGTAGTAACTAATTTAGATGGAACAAATGCTACTGCTGCTGCTAATGATGCAGATGTTGGTTGTGCTTTAAGACTAAGAGTATTTGGTTCTCTTTGAGGCGATAAAGTGGCTTTAGTCAGTTTATCCCCTTCGGGTGGCTACAAACCTTTGGTTCTATGTGGAAAAATCCTCAATAGGGGAGAATCGGTGTCTTTAGGGGCATTAGATTCTCTTCTATTGTTAGGAGATTCAAAGTTAGAAATTAACTTTGAAGAGTCCGATAGAGAAGAAATTATGCAATTACCAACGGATATGTTTCCTACTCTAAGCAGGGTCTTAGGAAAAGAAATTACAACCCATGTTGAAATTGCTAATAAGGTTCTCCCTGAGAAAAAACCAGCAAAGAAGAAATCTGCGCCAAAAGCAAAGAAATCCTCTTTGACTGATGAATGAACCGATACGATTAAGAGGGTGCGCCCTCAATCGTAGTTTGACGGAGTGAATGAATATGCCGAGTTGCCGAAGTAGTGGACTATTACAAGCAGATACACAAGTATTTACTGGACAATGCAAATTGATTTCAATTCATGTCTGTAATGACGGTGGCGGATTATTTACTTGTAAAGTGTTTGATGGCACAGATAATACAGGTAAAGAAGTTGCTAGATTTGTAGTCATGCCTGATACTACTATGGAATTTGATATGCATGGAGTAATTATGTCCGAAGGTATCTTCTATGAAGAAACTACAAGTAATGGCTCAGTATTCATTAATTTCGCTTGAGGTGATTATATGGCAGCATTAAATACAGATACTCGTTTAGTTATGACAATTCTTTTTGTTGGGGCATTAAGTGGTGCTAATGTTTGGGTTTATGCAAACTTTGGGGCAGGATTCCCATATACAACTTTAGCCCATGCTACATTATTTGGATTAGGAACAATAGGTGCTATTATGGTAATGAAAGCATTATTTGATTTAGCACTTAAT